GCCGCCAACCGTCAGGCATTCGCTGAGGGTCGCCCTGCTCCCTTCCCTGCCGCTGCTCCTACCAGCACCTGGCAGATTAGCGACCGCCACTGAGCGGCACTGCCTGCAGGATACTCTCAACAGCAAACGACCGATGCCCGACCTCTCTCCCATCAGCGAACTATTCCACCAACTGCCAGAGGGCACTGGTAAGGTCGCCCTACTGTTCGCCCTTGCTATGGGCATCGGTGTCCTGTTCGCCATCAAAGCACCTGGCAGCATCAAACCCGAGGCATGGATGAATTGGGACGATTGACCCACTGTCCACCATCACCCTGAAATTGCCCGCCTGACTCTGTAGAATGACTTCAGTTCAAACAACCCAAACGACCATGGCACTCGCCTACAACGGTTACACCAACTACGAGACATGGAATGTCGCCCTCTGGATTCAGAACGATGAGTTCCTCTACAACACCGCCAAGGCGTGTGTAGAGTTCTGTGGCGACAATGAGACCCCCTTTGAGAAGTTCGTGCGTTGCATGACCGAGGGCATGATCGGTCGCCACATCGGACAGACTCCTGATGGTGTGAAGTGGGATTCTGCCTGCATCAACGATCGCCAGATCCTGGATATGATGACCGATCTTTGATTCGCTTGATTTCTCTACACTAACTCACAGACACACATTATCATGAATCAACGTAAGTATCGCAAGATTGTTGATGCCATCATGGCAGAGCAAGACTTCTACATTCACGACGAATCCAAGCATTTGAAATACAAACACAAGGAACTAGGTATCATTCAGACATGCTCAAAGACACCTAGTGATAACTACGCCATCTCACAGATTAAGCGACAATTGAGACGCTCACTCGCTGCAGTTGGTTAACACACAGGGGCAGTATTTTATGCCCCTTTTGTTATACTTAGGGGGGCCGAGCGAAAAACCCATGACTCCCCTAACCTACAAAAGTATCCAGACGACCGATAAATATTATTGAAAAACCTTGCAAGAAAAAAATTCCGCCAGGTAAAAAATGATGAAAAAAGACGAGTACAGAGATTTTGATAATATAATGAATAATTTTGATGAATTTTGCAATAGTTTTGAAGTACGTGCAGCAGAGGCATATATGAGGGGTGATGATAATGAGCGAGTTATACGAGAAGTCACTGAAAGATTTAGAGGAGAGGCTGAGGGTAATAGAGGAGAGGGTGAGTAATTTAGAGAGACCGACAATTGCTTATAGGCGCCCAGGGGCGAGTGAGTATGAAAGTTTGTCAAACACTTTAGATTATTTGCACATTAGTATAGAAGAGTTGAGAGGATATCTTATAAAAGAGGTGTAATGGCAATACCTTTGATAGACAATATAACAGTTGGATTATATCCATTACCTGCGACAGCACCTAGGGCATCATCTGTAGCTTTAGTACCAGCTGGTGTATATGAATTGAAGCCAGTGGCAAGTATTATACCAGACACTGAACCAAATTACGTGCAACCGTATGAACCGTTCAGTATAGAGGTAAGTGCTGTGCCAAATATACCAGACGAGAAGATAATTTCATTAACAGTTACAGGTCCAACTTATTGTGTATTAGAGGAGCCTTTACCATCATTTGATAGTACAAGGAGTTTAGATGCAGAACTAGAGATCTCTGCGAGTCCTCTATGGGTCTCTGGGGCGTTTCAAGAATCGTTTATAGTAAATAGTACTACAGCAAGTGGTTTGACGCCTGTAGTGACCATTTCAGGATATTATAGCGAGCGTAATTTTTATGATCGTGAGTGGTTATTGAGGTATCCAGATGCCATTGCAAAGATCAGTGGTAATGGTGTACAGTATGAGTTATTAGAAGTAATTAATAAGCAGGAAGAAATATTTGATCCTTCTATGTTAGTAAAGACATATCCAAGTAGTATAAGTGCAGAGACATTTTATCCTCTAAGTCCTGCAGATGCGAAGTTATATGATTCCAGTGCAATGATAAATTTCATATCTAATTGTTCTGATATTTTATCTTATAAACCAAGTGATATTAGAAAATTGAGAATGTTTTTTGAGATTAGTATTGTTAGCGATAAAGGAACGTATCCTTTTACGGCACATATGACAGTACAGAATAATATGGAGAGTGCTATTGAACGTTTACGTTATGCAATAAATACACCGAAGGCAAAAAAACCTTTAATCAATGCTGTCTAATACTCCTGCATTATATACGCCATTTGATATGACAACGGGACATGGACCATGGCCTCCTGTTGGATATATTGGTGCATCACCAAACGTTCAAATTAATGGTAGATTTGTTCATAAGGTAGGTGATACTACGTTACCACATTATGCAAATTTACAAACACCACCAGATTTGCATTCTGACACGATTTCCACAGGTTCTCCGACAGTGATGGTAAATGGAAGTCCTATGGCAGTTATAGGAAGTGAATTAGGATCTCCTGTAGGTCCTGCAGGTATTGTTGCAGGATTTGGAGCATTTACTGTAGTAGTTGACAGTCAAGGTCCAGAGGGAGTATAATACAGAAGTCAATCTAATTAAACATTATGGCACGATCAAAAATTGGTATTAGCGGTCAGAAGATTATTGAATCAAAACCCAAAACAACATGTCAAGGTCAAAGTAAGAATACAACGTATTCTGCCACCAGTCGTAACAAGGCACGTAAACCATATAGAGGACAAGGGAAGTAATGAAAGATTTACTGTTCATCTCACAAGATAAAGAGATGGCACTTATTCAGGAGATGGCATACAAAATTCAGATGTCAGATTGGGGTATACACCCAAGTAAGACATGTTTTTTGTGTGTTTCTCCTGATTATTCAAGTATTGTCACACAACATCTCTCGCATTCATTATCAATGGATCGGGAGATTTTTCATATTGAGGCAGTTAATGTGCCATTTCCAGATGAAGACCCTTCCGAGTACATGATCAACTTTGAGCTCAATTTTGCGGAGTGGGTATTGGACTGGGAAAACTTTGTATTATGTGAGGCAGGTGTTATTAGAGGAGGGAATTACACATGGATTACTCAGAGTATGGAGAAGTTCTCCGAGAAGAATTATTATACTTTATCACTTTGTGAAAATATACATAGTAAATATAAGAGTGATATGGTTTCACTTTATTATGATGATAGTATAGAAGATTTACATTTTTGGTGGGAGAAACCGAATAATCATTGGGTGTGAGCGCCGAAAATCCGATTCTGACGGGATAGTAACCCCGAAAAAAGTTCTAGATAAAATCTAGAGGAAACTAAAATGGGATTATATCAAGTAGACAAAGGAGATAAATTTTTAGAAGAAGGTATGACACTTATCACTGAACATGACAGTGAGAGATATCTAAAACAGCATAGAAAGGCAAAGAAACGTGATGAACTATATGATCTACCCGAAGATCGTTATTCACGTCCTTGTGGCGGTCCTGGAGGGTTTGACGACTTTGTAGAACGTTGGCACGAGTGAATAAATAATTGCAGACTATTGCTGTGTGTAGATGTCAACCTTTCAGACATTCAAGGATTTGAGTGTTACATTTAAGAAGCATCCTGTTACTAATGATATTGTAACGGTAAAAGATAAAGCTGCTATTGTTCAGGCAATAACAGGATTGCTTCTTACAAGAAAGGGTGAGAGACCATTTCAACCAAATCTTGGATGTGGAATACAGAATGCATTATTTGAACCGTTAGATTTTGGTACTGCAGGTATTATTAGATCTGAAATAATAGATACATTGAATCGTTATGAACCACGAATTAGTGTTGATACAATCAGATGTGTACCAGATGAATTGAATAATGGATATGAAGTTGAATTGTCATATACTATTATTGGTAGAGATGATACACCAATAGCAGTAGAATTCTTCTTAGAGCGTACACGATAATGCCATATACTCAGGTTGCAAATTTAGATTTTGAAGATATAAAAAATGCTCTAAAGGATTATCTTAGAGCTCAATCAGATTTTACTGATTATGATTTTGATGGATCAGCACTATCTGTGTTGATTGATACCCTTGCTTATAATACGTATTATACAGCGTTTAACACCAATCTGGTGGTGAATGAACTGTTCATAGATTCTGCCACCTTACGAGATAACGTAGTGGCAATAGCGAAGCAATTAGGTTATAGACCGAAGAGTATCACTTCACCTGTTGCTTACGTTTCATTTACAGTAAATTATACAAATCCAACAACTGACACTGAGTTATTATTGAAGAAAGGAACGGGATTTATTGCCTCGTTTGATAATAACATCTATCAGTATGTAACATTAGATGATATAAAAGCACAAGTTGCAAACCAAACTGCAGTATTTACAAATGTTCCTGTCAGGGAAGGAACACAGATTACAAATACCTTTGTTGTTAATACTGCACTAAAATCTCAGAGATTCATTTTAGATAACCAAAATATTGATACTAACACTATTAGAGTAAAGGTATTTCCTACTGGTGGATCATTCAATGAGGAATATCTAGTATCTGATAATATTTTAGGAGTGAATGGAGAATCAAAGATCTTTTTCTTGGATGAGATTGAAGATGAAAGATATGAGATTCTTTTTGGTGATGGTGTAATTGGTAAGAAATTAGATAATGGTGCCAGAATTGAAATTTCTTACATCACCACTGCAGGACCAGAGACAAATGGAGTAAAGACATTTGTATTTTCTGGTGTTTTAGAAAATCCAGCTGGTGTTTCGCCAACTTCATTTGATGTTACTATAAATTCCACTATTGCATCTTCTGGTGGCGAGGAGATGGAATCTATTAGTAAGATTAGATTTAATGCTCCAAAGAGTTATGGCACGCAAAATCGTGCTGTAACTGCAAGTGACTATGATGCAATTGTTCGTAACATATATCCAGCAGTAAGTGATATTATTATCTTTGGTGGAGAAGAGCAAGAACCACCAAGTTATGGAAAAGTATTTGTTGTATTGAAACCAACAAATGCTGCTTTTCTTACTTCTATCACTAAGAATGAAATTATTGCAGAATTGAAAAAATTCGTTGTTGCTTCAGTTCAACCAGAGATTCTTGATCCATCAATATTATATGTTGAATTGAGCAGTAAGAT